CTATGACATCAGCCCCACCGATACCCCGATTATGTCGTCTATCGTCAAGGCTCGTGCCACCCAGACCGCCCACGAGTGGCAGACCGACGTTTTGGCCGCCGCTACCTTTGGTAACGCCCTGGTTGAGGGTGACGACGCCACTTCGGCTTCGCTGACCCCCACGACCCGTATCGGCAACTTCACGCAAATCGTCGGCAAGACCGTTCAGGTTTCCGGCACGCTGGAGGCTGTTGACAAGGCTGGCCGTAAGTCTGAGAAGGCTTATCAGCTTGCCAAGGCTTCTGCCGAAATCAAGCGCGACATCGAGAACATCATCACGGCTAACCAAGCCAAGAGCAACGGTACTATCAATACCAATGCTCGTAAGATGGGCTCCCTGCTTGCTTACATCAAGTCCAACACCTCCAAGGGTGCTGGCGTGACGACCGCTGGTGCAGACCCGACCGACAGCTCCGGTTCGTACACCCGTACCGACGCTGACACGCTCTACACCTTCACGGAAGCCATGCTCAAGACCGTCGCCCAGGAAATCTTCTCCGAAGGCGGCACACCGAAACTGCTCGTAGTTCCCCCGGGACTGAAGGCAACCGTTTCGGCTTTTGCTGGTGTTGCACAGCAGCGTTATGTAACCGGCGCAGAACCCACGACCATCGTGGCTGCCGCAGGTGCTTACCTGTCAGACTTTGGTCTTATCTCCGTTGTGCCGGACCGCTTTATGCGTAGCCGCGACGCTCTGCTGCTCGACCCCGAGTATGCTGCGCTCGCATATCTGCGTCCCTTCCAAACGAACGACCTGGCAAAGACCGGCGACTCTGAGAAAACTCAGATTCTTGCCGAGCTGACCCTTGAGGTTCGCAACGAAGCAGCTCACGGTGGTATTTTTGACATCAAGGCTGCCTAAACTGTAGTAAAATCGGGGGTGGGCCAGTCCCACCTCCGTTTCTAAATATGCAAAAACTAGGCGAAGATTTCGTAGCAGGAGAAAAGCGTACTTTTTACGCTGATGGCGAAGGCGGTCTCATCATCAAGTATGAGCAGGACGTCGCGCCGATATTAGAATTAAACAAAGCTGCTTATAACCAAACGGACGAGAGGGCACGTTGGGGCGAGATGGCTCACGTTGCAGAACTCCCGAACTCCGTAATAGCAGACTTGAATACCAAGGGCATTATGAGGGGGTTCACGGTGATAGACCAGAAGCGAATGAAGGCGTTTCTAAACGACCCGGAGAACCGTTATTTACGGACACGACCGGGGAGAGTTTAGTGGGCAAGATTCACGACAAGATTAAAGCCAAGAACAGACTAGAAGGTAAGAAAATAGCAATCTGCATCCCGAGTCGGGGTGAGATGGAGATAGGCACAGCCTTTGACCTAGCGGTCTTGTGTGCCTACGACGCCAGACACAGGGTAGGGCATCAGTCCATTTACACGGTGGCTGGAACCCTGATATTCGACCAGCGCGAGAAGATGGCGCAGGAAGCCTTAAAAGAAGGCGCAGACTACATCTTGTGGATAGACGCCGATATGCGTTTCCCCAAGAACACGATAGATATTCTGATGGCCCACGACAAACCAATCGTCGGGGTCAACGCAACAACCCGTTCCATCCCTGTCAAACCAACAGCTAAGAACCTGTTGATAGACAACGAAAAGAAAGAGAACCATTGGGTTCCGGTCGTAAGCAAAGGGAAAACAGGTTTAGAAGAGGTCACCGCCGTCGGTTGCGGGGTGATGATGGTAAAGCGGGAAGTATTTGAAAACACACCGAAACCTTGGTTTTGGTTTGAGCAGATTCCAGGCGGCAAGTTACTAGGGGAAGATGTTTACTTCTGCATCAAGGCTTTAGACGCAGGATACCCAACCTTTTTAGACCACGACTTGTCAAACCAAATAGGCCATGTCGGACAGTACACGTTCGGCTGGCACGATTACCCAGAGACGAAAGATGAGCCTAGCAACATACAGCGACCTCAAGACTAGCGTTGCGAATTACCTCGGACGGAGCGACCTGACGAGCCAGATTCCCGACTTTATTACGCTGGCCGAACTCCGTCTGTCTCGTGATATTCGGACCCGCCGGATGCTCAAAACAGCAACCGCAACCATGACAGCAGGAGACGCAACAGTCGGTCTCCCATCAGATTTCTTAGCAATCCGCGACGTATACCTGCAAGGCACTCCAAGAACAGTAGTCTCGTATCTTTCCCCGAGTGCGTTTTCTGCCAACTCACGGGCTGACGAACAAGGTCTACCCGTCTTTTATACCTTGCGGTCCAACGAGTTTGAGTTGCGTATGTCGTGCAGATGCTTTACTACTACAAGCCGATAGCACTTTCTGATAGCAACACGAGCAACGAGTTCATGGCTAACTACCCAGACGCCCTTCTCTACGGAAGTCTCTTGGAAGCCGAGCCGTATCTTATGAACGATGCTCGCACTCAAACTTGGTCCAGCCTTTACAACCAATCCATCACCCGCATAAATACGTCTGATGAAGAATCAGAATTTGCAGGCGTTCCATTAGTAATGACCGTAACCACGAGGTAAAAAATGGCCGAATTTACGAACTATCTAGAGGACAAGATTCTTGACCATGTCCTGAAAAACGTCTCTTACACATCTCCTACTACTGCTTATCTAGGACTCTTTACCGCAGCTCCTAGCGATACTGGTGGCGGTACAGAGGTCTCGGGTGGCTCCTATGCCCGACAGGTTTTATCTGTAACCACAGCTTCCACGGGAATCACCACATCTTCCGCAGATGTCACCTTCCCGCAGGCTACTGGTACTTGGGGAACCATCTCCCACGTTGGGATTTTCGATGCCTTATCCACAGGAAATCTCCTGATGTATACGGCTCTCACAACGTCTAAGACCATTGAGACCGGCGACATCCTGAAAGTCTCTTCTGGCAACCTCACCGTTACCCTGGACTAATGGACCAATGCGGACCGTGGACGCTAGAGCAACTCGACCAGTTCTCTTCGTCCATAGATGCTTTACCGTTTAGCCTAGATTCAAGCGTATGGGACACCGCCTGCTTTCGATACGGAAACGGGCAAATCAGCAGCACAGGATTAGTCACAAGTAGTATCAACGCCACATTTGTAGTAAGCGGAACGGTTTCCGCTACCGCCACCGTAGTATCGGCAGGCGATAGGACTCGGACCGTAGACGGCGCAGTCGCCGCCGCCGGTGTCGTGTTAGCAGACGGAACAAAGACGACTTTCGGAGCAGGAGACATCTCTGCCTTCGGGGTAGTACAAGCAGACGGGATTCGCGTAAGACTTGCCGACGGTAGCATTACAGCCGCTTCGGATGTGGTGTCAGCCGCCACACGACTTAGGACCGTAACAGGGCAGATAAGCTCTTCTGGGTCTGTAACTGCCGATGCAAGCCGTATTTTGGCCGCTAGTGCCGTTGTTAGTGCCTCCGCTACTGTTACCACAGCCGCAGACAGACTTCGGGTTGTAGCGGGTGCTATAACTGCCACGGGTTCTATGTCGGCCACGGCAGTAACCGAGCAAAGCGTCATCGCCTTCGTGCTCTCTTCTGGAGACATGACTGCGGCAGCAAACTTTACTGCCAGCGGTATTGCAAGCATTGTTGCAAACGCAAATATCGTTGCGACACTTTATAAGTTTGGCGAAGAATGGGTAGTTGTTGCAGACGATGTTGGAACATGGACCGCTGCAACAGAACAATCAGACACATGGACGGTCGTTACTGCTAGCCCGAATACTTGGTCGGACACAGCAATCATTAGCGACACTTGGACCACACAGACTTCTGGGAATAATTCATGGCAACGTCTAGGGTAAATTTTGGAGAATGGCTGCCGGACCAGCCTGGGGTGATTGGTGCTCTTACGACAGCCAAGAACTGCTATCCCCGCGCTGTCGGGTATGGTCCTTTTCCGAACGAGGAAGATTACTCGGACGCCGCTAGTCAGAATCTGACCAACGTCGTAGCCGCCAGGGACACAAACGGAGACACCCGAGTCTTTGCGGCTGGGACTACAAAGCTCTTCCGCTTGGATTCCTCGGACTTCTCGATGGATGACGTATCGGCCACAACCTATACCAACGCCGTCTCGTGGAAATTTACTCAGTTTGGAAATAAGTTGATTGCAGCTACCGAAGCGCATACCCTGCAAGCCTATGACTTAACGACTACGGGTAGTTTCACAAACCTGGCTTCCGACGCTCCTAAAGCAAGATTCGTAAGTGTGGTGCGGGACTTTGTGGTCTCCGGCTACCAGACGTCTTATCAGAATCGCGTCCAATGGTCTGGGATTAACAATGAGACGACCTGGGCATCTTCCGGCACTACCCAAGCTGACTTTCAGGACATTCCTGACGGTGGCAGGGTTCAAGGTATTACCGGAGGCGAGTTTGGTCTAGTCCTGATGGACCGCAGTCTGTATCGGATGTCTTATGTTGGAACGCCGCTGATATTTCAGTTTGACAACATCTCTAGAAATCTAGGCTGTTTGGAATCCAACTCCGTTATCCAATGGCAAGGGGTTACTTACTTCCTGTCCAATGACGGGTTCTACGCCTGTGACGGCCAGAATGTCGTAAATATCGGCGCGGAGAAGGTCAATAGGTACTTCTTTAACACGGCTCGAATCTCAGTTTTGGACCAAATGTCCACGGCTGTAGACCCTGTTAAAAATCTAGTTATGTTCGGGTATCCGTGTACAGACTTAACTTACCGGATTCTCATGTACCACGTTCCAACTAAACGCTGGGCATACGCAGACACGGCAGTCGACAGGATTGCGTCTAGTTCTACTCCTGGAGTTACCTTGGAAGGGCTAGATAGCTTCAGCGCAAGTATTGATGCTTTACAAACCCCGCTAGATTCTAGACTTTGGGTGGGCGGTGACCTACAATTGGCTGGCACAAAAGCCACCAAAATCATCACCTTTACCGGCCCTCCAAAAACTGCGCTGATTGACACATCGGACATTGAGACCGGCGCAAATCAGTCCATGATTACGATGGTCAAACCCATTGTGGATAACGGCTCTGCAAGCATCGCGGTGACGTCTAGACAACGTCTAAACGAGGTCGTATCGTTCTCCGCTGTAACTGCGGCAAGCTCTGAAAATCGGGTGGGTGTGCGTTCTTACGGACGTTATCACCGGGTTCGGACCCAGCCTTCAGGAGATAACTGGTCCTCCGCTATTGGGATGGATATTGAGATTCAGGTGGCAGGCACAAGATGACGATGTTTCGGGTACTTAACTACTCTGGAGCCACCCCACGGGAGATTTCCGAGGTAGTCAACAACCTGATGAACGGCAAGTCCAACAATACAGGGACTGTCACGCTAAACACAGGAAACGCTACCACCACAAGTCTGGTTGACGAGCGCATTTCTGTAGATACAAAAATCGTACTTATACCGTTCTCGGACGCGGCAGAACTTGACTCTGCGCCATACGGTGCGTTTCAGGACACGACTGACCAGGTGGCCACGACGACCACCAACGAGTACATTATTTCTTACGACACCACCGACTACTCTAACGGGGTTTCGGTAGAGAGTACCAACAAGGTTCGGGTCAAGTCCTACGGGATATATAACATTGCGTTCAGTATTCAGTTTGCCAACGCAGACGTTTCCATTCAAGACGTGGATGTGTGGTTTAAGAAGGGTAGCGGAGGCGGTGCAGCGTCTAACGTCGCTGGCAGTAACAGCAAGTTTTCTGTACCTAACAGCCACGGTGGGACTGACGGGCATTTAATTGCCGCGCTTAATTTCTTTATAGAACTTCAAGCAGATGATTATGTGCAACTAGCGTGGGCATCTACGGACTCAGACTGCAAGATTGAACACTTAGCCGCGCAAACCAGCCCGACCAGACCCGCAACTCCGTCGGTAATTCTCACGGTTAACTATGTAGCACCGGCAACGTACTCGAACATTTACGTCTCTGCCCAACAGCAAGGGCAGGCAACAATTACACACTTTGCCAACTCAACGGCAGACAAAACTTACGCTTATATTCTAGTGGGATAAAATCATGGCAGAATCAAGAATTGACCCAGCATTACTACCGTATCTTGAGACAGGATTAAAACGTGCTCAAGAGCTATTCTTAACGGGTCCGCAGCCTACATTTTTTACCGGGCAAACCTTTGTCTCTCCTAGCGAGCAGACTCTCGCCGCCCTTACCCAACAAGAAGAAGCTGCCAGGCTTGCCGCACCAATACTTCAGCAAGCACAGCAGGCTTATCAGCAGTCTCTAGGCCAAATCGGAACTACGGCGGCAGGTGGGTTTTTAGGTGGTTCTCCGTTCCGCGAGCAACTAATCCAAGCCGCTACCCGACCGCTGGTTCAGCAATACGAGCAGACGGTTATGCCGACCATTGCAAGCGGGTTTAGTCGGGCAGGTCGTTACGGTTCAGGTGCGATGGAACAAGCCCAAGCACGGGCTACAGAAGCCTTTGGCAGGTCTTTAGGCGACGTTGCAGCTACAGTCGCAGGCCAAGACTACGCACGAGAGCGCGGACTCCAACAGCAGGCTCAACTTGCACAAGCTGCGCTAGGCCAGGCAGCCCCATCATTCTTCCAGTCTGCATTTCTGCCATCTCAAGCATTAAGTCAAGTAGGCGCAGCCAGAGAGCAAATCGCCGCCCAGCCTTTACAGGAAAGTATGCAGAGGTTCCAATTTAATCAAATGCTGCCTTACCAACAACTCCAAGGATTCCTGTCATCTGTTTACGGTAGCCCGATGGGTTCGTCAAACATTCCAATTCCGCAAGCACAAACCAATCCAATTGGTTCTGCATTAGGCGGCGCAGGTCTTGGATATTTGGCGGGGAATGTATTTGGATTTAATCCAGTATACGGTGCTGGTGCAGGCGCAGTTTTAG